CACTTTCCCAACTTCTCATACTTTGTAAATAAGAGTCATAGCCTTCTACTTCTAGTCCTTGATTTTTTCTTTGTCTGCGTTGCATTGTTGCTAATAACTTTCCTTCTTCACTCAAACCTGCTCTGTTCTTTTCAGGCTGTGCAGTTGGTCCAGCTTCTAAATCATAAGGTACACCAGTATTTTTATTTACTCTTTCTTCTGGTCTATCAGGAGCATTAGGAACATTAACAGCAGGTCCTCCAGTTCTATAGGTCCTTCTGCTATTAGATGAAGATTTTTTTTCTCCAAAAATAAATCCTTCTACTTTTTTATCTAGTTCTCTTCCTGCTGTTCGCCAAGCTTTTTGAGCATCTTTATCAAATAAACCCATAGCTCCATAGAAAGGTGTGTTAGAAGCTCCTATAGAAAAAATACCTTTTCTATATAAAATCATGTCAACTACATCTGCAGGTAAAGGACCAGTTACTCCTTTAGCTAGTGAACCAATAGTTCCTGAACCATATTTATAATTTTGATTTATTCTTCTAGCATAATCAAAGAAAGCAAAGCCTCCCCATCTTGCCCAAGCATCTGCTATTATTTCACCCTCTGTTTTTGGTCTACCAGTTTGATAGTCCACAAAAGAAGTACCTTCACTTCTTAAATAATTACCTAATACGGCTACTGAAGTCATAGCTAAAGTAGCCCCTAGTACTTTAGGAGAAGCAGACATCGGGTATTTAAAACTTTCATTTACAAACCTTTTCATTACAATGTTATTAAATGCAGTCGGATAACCAGCAAATTGAAATAGTAATTTCCCTGCGGGGCTACTAAACATTAATGGTTTATTTGCTGCTGCAACAGAAGGGTTAAGAATAACCTCGTTAACAAATCTTCCTGCTCCGGGTAAATATTTCTCAGAATAAAAATCTAATTGTTGAGATAAATTTACATCAAATTCTTTATTTTCATTTAAAGATTGACGATACCAATTAATTGCATCTTGTTCGTCAATACCTAATTCATTTAATTGTCCTATTAAATAATCTTTTTGATTTACTCCAGCGTTTCTAAAATTACCAGTAGATAAAGTTATTGCCCCAATAGAATCTTCATAAAGCTTTTGAGCATTTCGTCTGATAATTTTTTGCCCTGTTACAAAAGAAGCTGCTTGAACTGATTGTGTCCATTGTGTAAGAAAGTTCATTTTAAAGAACATATTCTGTAAACCCTTAGCTCTTCTACCAGTTAAGGCATCACCACTTGCAAGTCTATCAAAACCATCAAGTGTTGCAGATTCTAAAGCTAAACCAACATCATAAAGCTCTTTCCAATAATCGTCATCCAAGTCTTTAAAAGTAACTTTTTTACCAGTAGCAACCGATTTTGCTCCTTGTATAGTTCTGTCTACAGTTTTTTGTATACCTTTAACAATAGACTTTCCTATTTCTACTACGGCTGCAGGAGCATCTGTGACCCCTACTCTCGATAACATAATGATAGGTTCTGTTATACTTGAAATAACTGCTAAAGGTAAGTGAGCTACTTGTTGAGTTAATCTACCCCATTCAGAAATAGTTTGTAGTCTACCCCCACCTAAAGTAACAGGTCTATCAACATCTAATCCTGTACTCTTACCATGCAAATCTCTAACTCTCTGCAAAATAGTTTGAATATCTTCACCATATTTTATTCTTTGTTCTGTACTTAAATTTGCAGGTAAATTATCACTTAGTTCTTGTTCTATTTTTTGAATAATTTTTTCATCAAAGTCACCAAGAGTTAAACCAAATCTTTTAGTTCTTTCTATGGTCTGAGTTGTGCTAGTAAAATAATCTGTTAAAACATCAGTAACATCTGTTTCTAAAAAGTTTACTAATTCGTCATCAGGTATCTTAGTAAACACTCGATGTTGCATGTAGCCTTTTCCAGCACCGACACTTCCAGTAGGTCTAAATTCAAATGGAGTATGTCGCATTGCTAACATATTTTCAACTATTTCATTTGCTTTTAAATCAATAGCTTTTTCAGCTACTTCAGATTCTTTAGCTCCTCTTTGTATAGCCAAGTCTTCAAAACTATCAACACCATATTTTTGTTGTAGTCCAAAAGCTTCTTGGTCAATAGTTCTGGCATCAGCAGGAATACCTAACTCAATAGTTCTTTCACCTTCTGGTTTATCTAATTCTAATTTATTATAATATTTTTGATATTTTTTTGTTTTTGTATTTACAGGTGTAGCATAACCATGTTTTTTTAATAAAGCTTTAAATTGTGATTTATTTGCTTGTAATAAACCAAAAGAAAATATTCTTGGAAAATAATTTTGAACTCTGTTTTGTTTTCTAAAAATACCTACATCAACACCTTCATCAAAAGTATCATCTAATAATTTTTTTATACCTTTGTAGGCTTCTCTTACTTCATCAGAAATATCTAAAACTTCTTTATTGTACTCAAATTGTTTAGCTGTTCCTCTAGTCTGTAATAATTTAAGTAGAGCTGCATTGTCTTCTCCAGTAATTCTTGCTTGAAAAAAGTTTTCGTATCTAGAAGTTCTGCCTAATTTATTAAATATTTGTTCTAACGGATAATGCCTTTTACCAAAACCTCGAGCTATACCTTCAAATAAAGATAAAGCTTCTTCACCTGTTTCTTCTTTAAAGTTAGAACCAAAAGTTGTACGACCATAATCATAACGGAGCTGTCTTAAAAAGTAATCTAAAGTTTTAGAAGACTTAGCAATAGTCAATAACGGAGTAGTAGCTTTACCAAAAAATCCTCCGATAGCTCTTTCTATTAATACTTTAGGACTGTTAAAGGTAGGCAAAACTGCATCGTAAGCTTGTTCTGTTTCTACTACTTGCTTTCTAGTTTTAGAGTCGGCAACTTTAATTTGCTCATCAGCATTATGTAAGATGTATGATTTTTTAAAATATTTACGACCATCTAATGCTCCAGATGTAAAACCTAATGCACCACCAAGCACTCCCCCTGTAGTAGTAACTGTTAATAACTCATTTAAATCAAGATTATTTCTTAGTCCTAAATTAATATCTAAGTCTTGATTGTAATAGTTATGTAAGCCTGACCAAGCAGCACCTTCTATTCCAGTTAATATTGCTGGTCTTGTACCTAACTTCGTAGCTTCTGAAAGACTGTATCTTTTAAGACCTTGTTTAATAGCTTGATTTAATGCAGTTTTAGCAGCAAAAGAAGCTCCTGCTGTAAAAGGAGCAGCTAATAAAGAAATAATAGTTAATGGGTCTGCCATTACATCTACAAAACCATTTTTAAGTAAGCCAATCCACTCAGTAGGATTTTTTAAATTAGCTTTGCGAAAATTATTTTGTAGTCTAGCATAAGCTAGTTTTACATCATCTGGTGCATTCTTTGCTTTAAATGCTCTAGCAACTAAACTCGTAGTGCTTATTTCAGCATCTCTTAACCACTCAACAATCTCATCATTACTGCCAAAATATCCTAAAACTTTTTCGGCATCTCTAATAACTTCTTTATTATTTTCAAAGTCTGTAACACCATAATCAGGTTTTAGAGTTCTATAATCTAATTGAGAAGGTTGTTGATTAAAAGATGTAGTTTTAATTTTAGAATCGTCAATAGTAAATAAATTTTTACTCTGAGCATCTTTTAATAAAAAATTACCCTCACCACGATGATTAATTGGTTCATCTTGTAAAGTTATCGGCTGTTTTTCAACAGGTTTATTCTCCTCTAAATTAGGAGTTTTAATATCAAATAAAGACATATTATATGTTTCTTAAAAATTCTTTAACTTTTTCTTGACTAGCGTTTGCTTCTAAATCATATTTTTTAAATAATGTTTTTAGTCTGTTAGAACTTATAAAACTATTACCATTAGCATAGTCTTCTAATTGTTTTAAATCAAAAGCTCGTTGTTGTCTATCATTAAAGTTTGATAAAGCAGTCAGAGTAGGTTTAAGCAAATTTGGTCTTCTAAGATTTCTTCTCATATCTAGTATATCAGTCATTTGACCATCTACATCATCAGTAAATACTGCATCTATTAAACCTCTTATTTCAGGGTCTGAGTCTACTTCATTAACTAAAAGAAGTCTTTTGTAAATAGATTCTGCATCTGCTTTAGTCAATTCTCCAGCAGTGTATGTTAAACCTGATGCTGAATCGTATACATAAGATACTCCTTGATTACTTTTAGTAGGAGCAATTAGTTGTTTTACAATTAATCTACGCTTGGCATTATTACTAAGCTTTGAATCATTAACATCATCTAAAGCTAGAAAAAGTCTTTCTCTATCATCGACATCTTCAGTTTCGTCTAATTCTTCTTCTATATCATTTTCTGCATTAGCTGTAATAGTTTGAACAAATTTTTCATCATCGCCTCCACCAGTTTCTTCAGCATCTTTTATTGTTCTATTCACACCCATATTGTATAAATTATCAATGCCTAATAGTTCTCTTTCCTCTACAGAAAGTGCTCCACTTCCAGAAATAACATTGCTACTACTTAAAGGGTTTACAAGAATTAAACCCTTTTCAATATTATTAGCATCTTTCATTCTTATATAACCATTTTGAGCTAAAAGTCTATAAGCAGCAGCTAAATAACCTGTATCGTCTTTAGCTGTAGGATTACCATTTCTTTCAGATTCAAATTTTAAACCAGTAGCAAGATTAGTTACCATTCTACCTAAAAATGCTCTAAAGTCTTTTTCTTGCATTGGAACATCTCTTTCAACTAATTTACCATCAATAACAGCTCTTTGACGATAAGTAATTTTTTCTTCAGCTACTGCATAAATATCATTAAATGGAATCCAGTCCTCTACTTCCACACCAAAAGGATTTAAAACAGTTCTACTACCTTCTAATCTTTTTGGATTAGCAGTATAAAGTCCTTTTTCTTTATCAATTAAATCACCCTCATTCCATTGAGCTAAAACACCTGCATCGGTAGTAAAAACATTTTTATAAAGTTCGCTTTCTTTATCTGTACCAATTTGATTAATTGCGTTCTTAGAATTTTTAGTAAAATTTTCATATTTAGTTTTATCAAGATTATTAACAGCATCCAAATAAGTTTCTAAGTTATCATCCATTTTAACAACAGTTTTACTTAAGTTAACAAACTTTTCAGACTCATTATAAAATCTATTTATTTTATCTTGAAGTACATTAGCTTGTTTATAAAGCATTGCAACATCAGCAGCTTCGTCATCACCAAATATAGCATTAACTCCTCGTCTAAATGGGTCAGATAATCCTACGTCTAAATTAATTGCAGCAGTTACTTTGTCATAATTATCTTGACTCATTAAATAAGCATTGCTTACATCATAGTTTTTTAAAATTCCAGAGTCTTTTATTTCATTATGAGTTTTTAAAATAAATTCAGCTTGTTTATTAATTCTTTCTTCATACAGTTGAATCATTTCTTTTTTAAGAGATTGTGGAATAAATTTAAATTGAGGGTGATTAAGGCTAAATATACCACTTCCTAAAAATTGTTTACCTATGTCTGACTTAGCCATTAACTCTCTTGCTATTACTTTTGCTCCAGCTTCAGGACCATCTGCAAAATTTTCAATTCTATCAAATGTACTTCTTAAAGCTTCACTACGACTATTAATTAATCCAGCTTTAGATTTATTAATACTATTTATAAGTTCAGGACCACGTAGTTGAAGTTCAAGACGTTCTTTTCGTCTTCTTTCTGGACCATCTAAAACAGTTTCTCGAATAAAAGGTTCTACAAATTTTGATTTAAACCTGTCATCTCTTGCATCGTCAAAAGCATCTTTAACAAAATCTCTTCTACCTTGATTAGCTTGTTGTACTCCTGCTGCTATTCCACTTAAATCTATTTCTCTTGCCATTACTCTGTCCTATCTAATAAATTATTATCTTCTGTTTCTGTTGGAGCTAATAAACTTGTATCAACTCTTTGTTCTGCTTCTGTCAAAATTTCTTTTGGTATATCACTTTTTTGAACTTTATTTTGATTTGATAACTGTCTTATTCTTTCCATGTTATTTAATTCCATGATTTTATCATTTACATCTTTTTCGATAAACTCATCTATATCTGTATCATCATCTTCAATGTGATATTCAATGTTAGCCATTTCTCCAAGAGCCATAATAAAATATGCTGTTGATTCACCAATTAATAAACCTACGTCTGGAGTAAATTTACCACTAATAAAACCAGTAAATATAAATAAACTTGTCAAGTCCATTACAGATATACCTTGACCTAATGCTGTAACTACATCTCCTGCTACTTCTGGAGTAGAAAGTAAAGTGTACATATAGTCTTGTGCTTCTCTAGGATTTGCAAACTGTGGTGGTTGCTCCCAAGGGTAAGGTTTTTCTGGGTCATTTGTTAAAGAAGCTCCGGGAACATCTTGTCTTTCAGATAAATGAGATGTTATAAACTCTAAATTTTCTGCCATGTTTTCTGAGTTTTTTACATCTGCTAAAGGTAATCTTTCTTCACCACGATTATCTGGTCTTTCAAAAAAATCACCACCAGTAAATTCTTCAAGAGCTACATCATTTTTATCTAACTCATTTATTATTTCTAAAGCTGCACCACTTACTGTAGGATTAACAACTTTTCTTAACTTTTTATCTTTTTTTAACATAACTAAGCATATTGTATTTGAGGTATTTGGATTCCTCTCATAAGAGCCATATTGGTATGTCTTGCATAATCAAGAGAACCCGTACCATAATTTAAATTTTGTAACATACTGACATAAGTATTGCCAATAGTATCACCACCTATACCAGAAGCTTGAAAATCTATATCACTCGGTAAAGCATAACTACCTAGGTAACTACTAGCTTGTCCGCTACCAGTAGCTGTAAGGTCTTGTTCAAATTTTTCTCCTTTAATATCACCATGCATGACTAAATTATAAAGACCATTTGATACAAGACTTTTTGCACCATCTATAACACCACCTTTTAAGCCTTCTTTTAAATCGTTTAAAAATCCAAATTTTTTAGGAGTTGTACCTCTAAGTACTGGTGAAGTAGAAGTTGCTGTTCCTGTTACACTTACACTACTACTTGTTGTTATAGGTGCAGAAGTGGTAAAAGTTCCTGCTGCTGTTGTAGGTGCAAGACTCATTGGTCCTGTAGGTGTTGCTCCTAATCCTCCAATAAATGTTCCTCCACCAGTTGTTGCTCCTGCCCCCAAAGTTGAACTAAAAGTAGTTGGGGCAACAGAACTTAAACTGCTAGTAATAGGAGCAGCAGTACTAAAAGCTCCTGTAGAAGCTGTTGTAGTTAATCCAGAAATAGGTGTAGCAGCAGTACTAAGAGCTCCTCCTGCAGTTCCTGTAGAAGTTAATGAAACAGGAGCAGTAGAAGCAACAGTAGTACCAAAAGCACCTGCTGCTGCTGTTGTAGGTGCAACTGGAGTAATAGCAGAACCACCAGCTAAAATACTAGAGCCTAAAGCAAATTTTCCTCCAGCTCCTAATAATCCTGCAGTAGTTCCCAGAGTTCCAGAAAACCCTACAAATCCAGCTTTCATTAAAGCACCAAATGCCGATGCACCTTTAAGACCTGTAGCAGCTAATATACCACCAGCCCCTGCTCCAGTAGCTCCAGCTACAGCAATAGCCCCTACTCCCGTAGCAACTGCAGCGATTAGTAGTGCTGCCCGAATATATTTATTCTTCCATGCCTTTTTAACAAGTTTACCGACACCTTTGGCAACACCTTTAACTGCTTTACCAACACCTTTAACGATTTTGCCAACACCTTTGACAACACCCTTAACTGCTTTTCCTACACCTTTAAATATTTTCTTAAAGAAGTCGCACCTCCTAGGATATTGAATAGTCTGTTAGACTTGTTATTGTACTTTTAACTACTTTTAACATACCGTTCATAGCTGCATCATTTGCAAATTGATTAGCTGCAAAATCTGCAACTATTTGAGCTACTATGTCCTTATCTTTTCTAGCACCTGTAAATATATTATGTGCTTGGTCTCTCAAGTCTTGCCACAAAGCTTGTTGAGCTTGTGAAGTTAATGAAAAATTTTGTTTAACTGCTTGTTCAGCAGCAGCATTAATAGCAGCAGTATCTGCAGTTGCTATTTGTCTTCGCCATTGAGCATTAGACTGAGCAATAGCTAAACTGTTTTTAGCATTAAACTCTCTTCTATTATTTTCTAATGCAGTATTAAATTGTTCTATTTGATTTCTTATACCAGTATTAAATTTTTCTAAATCAAAACTTCTTTGTGAATCTCTAGCTGCAGCAGCGTTTGCTTGTGTAGCATTAAACTGTTGAATAGCATTCATCTGTGTAGTATTAAATTTTTCAGTATCTGCTGCAAGAGTAGCCATAAACTGATTAACTTGATTTTCGCTAGTAGCATTAAATTGTTTAGCAGCATTTTGAGCAGCAGCATTACTTAGTGCAGCTTGTTGTATTTGTTGAGCATTAAGTACATTAGTTTGTTGTTCAGCATTTAAATTAGCCATATCCATTTGTAAAAATGCTTTAGCATTATTTATCTGTCTTTGTTGGTCAACAGTAGCTTGAGCTAAATTAGCTTGAGATAATAATGCAGCATTTTGAATAACAGCTTGTTGGTCATTATTAGATTCAACTAAACTTACAGTTTGTAAAAATTTACTATTAGCTAAAGCAGTTTGTTGGTCAGCACTAAACTGTGCTAAGTCTAATTTAAAAACATTGTTAGCATTTGTAAGAGCAGTTTGCTGTCTAAACTCAGCATCTTTAATTGCTACTTGAGCTTCTGTAGCTCTTTCTTGAGCTAATGATGTTTGTATAGCTTGAGCATTACTTTGTGCTATTGGTAAAGCACTTTGAATAATTGTATTTAATAATGCATCTCTACCAACTGTAGAAGCTTCTAAACCTCTTTGAGCAAGAATAGCATCTACTTGTGCCATTGCAGGTCTTGCCCATGTTGGTACAGTTCCTTGTTCAATACCTGCTAAAAGAGTATTCATTTGTGTACTAACTAAAGCTTCTTCAGGTAGTCCAGCAACTAAACCTCTATCTTTATCTGTCAGATTCATTAATCTGTTTTCTAGAGCTGCAGGGTCATTACCAAGTTCTGCAATAGTTATTTCATCTATACCAGCATTTCTTAATTCTTCTTTTGCTCTAGTGACTCTTCTAACATCTAAACCATTTACTTGAGCAGCTTGAGCAACTGCTTCAGGAGACATTTGAGCAACTACTCTATCAGTTAATGCTCCTTCTTTAATATCTACATTAACACCAGTAATAGTAGGTACAGTACTAACATCTACTTTTTCTGCTACTGATTTATCACTAACAGTTCCTACCGCAGCTTGAGTAGGTTGAGTAGTTACAGTTTCAACCGCACCTATTTGTGCAGGAGCTACTTGTTGTGGTTGAGCAGCTTGAGTAGGTGCAGCAGTAGTAACTTGTTCTGGGGCTTGTACTTGTCCAGTTGTACCAGTTATAGTTTGTACTCCACCTAAATCTCCAGTTCCCGGCTCTAACTCTCCTCCTGTTACTTGACCTGTTAAAGTTTTAACTTGCATAGGAGTAGTTTGAATACCACGACCTGCTGCCTGTAATTCTAAATCTTTTCTTTTTCTATCTACATCTTCTGGTTTTAAAGTTCCTTCTGACATGGTAGTTCCTCCTATTGGTTGTCCAAGTATATTTACTTTAGGTTCTCCTGCAATTGTTCCAACATCTTCAACACCTATACTACTTTGTCCTTGTACAATTGTTGTATTATTACTTTGTGTTTGAGGAGTTACTAATTCTTGTCCTTGTGTAGCTTGTGCTGGTTCAAATATTGAAGGGGCAGGAGGCTGTTCAGGTTTAGGTGCAGGTGCATTTGTAGGTATTGATAGTCCACTAAAATCCACCCCAGAGAAGTCTGGTATATTTCCTGCTAAAGCTGCGGAATATTGTGAACTAAAAGAAGGACCATAACCTCCTCCACCACCATAAACTTTTACTCTTTTACTATCACCAACAAGACCACCTTTGCGATAGTCTTGACGTTCTGAAGTAGTTCCTGCTCTTTTGTATTTCTTTTTCATTTACTATTTTACCTTAATTCAAAGAGTTTGTCAAGCTTTTCATCTAATTTATCTAACCTATCTACTAAGTCTTTCATAACTGCTCTGGACTCATTTTTAGTAACATAGTCTCTAGCAATCTCTTCTCTAGTTTTATTTAACAAAATATCAATACGTTTATTTTCTTGAGCATTTTGTCGAATGTTATAAAGTATTGGAGCTAAAACTAATGTTATAAAAGCATTCCAGATTAAGTATGATGATAGTTCCATATTAATTATAAAATTTTATGTTAAAGTTTTTTCTAAATTTTTTTTCTTCTTCTATTTTTATATAGAATTTTTTATTAATTTTTTTTATTTCTTTTTCTAAATTCATTATCTACTTGAAGCAAAAGCAAACCAGTTTTCAGGATTTTGAACTACTTTAACGTATGCTTTAGTTTGTTTTATTTCTAAAGTATTTTTATCATAAACAAGACCGAAAACCCAAACATGGTCATGTATTCTATTATCTGGCAGAGGAAATTTAAGATTATTTTTTTCACAATATTCTTGCATTATATCAGATGTTGTTGAAAAAAAGACATCATATTCATCTGCTTCTGTACCATCTTCCGAATATATTTTTGCAAAATATGCATCCATACAAACTGGTAGCTGTGGTCTAGGAATAAAAGAATCTGGATGTTTTTGATAATTACTTGCTGCATCTGAATCTTGTATTACTACTTTTAATAATCTTTTACTTGAATCAATATCATATTTATGACCATACCAAAATTTATATGAATACAAATCTCGATGTGGAACTTTATATTCTTCTAATAATTTTTTATACTCAGTTTTATCATAATACATATAGTAAAGAGTAACTGTATTATGTGATTTATATGGCGGTCTTATTGTATGATTATCTAAATATTCACCAATAATAGTATGGTCATTTACATAAAAATCTTTTTCATTTGGAAATTTTTCTTTAATCTTTGTTACTAATTCAGTTACTCTATCAGCTTCATTTCCAACAACAGTTATATTATAATCTATCTTTACTTTTTCTTTATCAACAAAAACTTCATCCCACATGGCAGTATCAAAAGGAACTGATGTTACACCCTCATCCCACCATTCTTCAGGAATATCTATTCCCTTTTCTCCTTCTTTCCATACTTTAAGTAATCTTGTTGAATTTAAATCAACTTTCCACATCTGGTATAAATATTTAACATTTTCTTCTTCTACATAATTTCCATCCTCTTTTTGTATTATAAGTTCTTTACTGTCGTTTTTATTTAACTCCATATAATATTCAATATCAGTATGTGGTTCTTTTAAATACATAGTTAATCTATAAAAAGGATTATTATTTTCATCAAAATCTAATCTAGCTCCCGATACTTTATTTTTTAAGGTATCTTCCATAGATTCTTCTTTTAATTTTATTTCACTCATATTTTAATTTAAGTACGACTAAAAAGTATTGTTGAATTTGTACCACTAGCACCTAAAGTAGCTGTGCTTGTATAAGAACCACTCCAATTCCATGTATTATGATGTAAAGAAGTATCAGTACCACCACTAGAAGAACTAAAAGTTGCATCTGACCTATTTAATGTAGTAACAGAACTGGTAGAAGTAGTTACTTTCATTGTTTTAAATGCACCTGCATCTGTATTAGATATAGTAGCATTAGCTTTTTGAGCTCTTACAAATACACCTTTAAAACCTACTTGTGCACTATCTCCTGTAATATTTCGCCACATTATTGATTTAAGTGGATTATTGTCAAAATAATATTGGTCTGCATCATCAGTTATGCTACCTACGTCAGCAGTATCTCCAAAATTTTGTTTTATATAACCATGCCTAAAATCATTAATAGTACCATAGTTAGGTCCTACTCCACTTCTATTAACTTGACCATTAGTAATTGTAGTAGTCCATGTTGGAATATTAGTAGCACCATAAAAGTCATCAAAGTCTACAGTAGTTCCTAATGTATTATTAATAGTTTTACCAGAAGCTTCAGTTAAATTTCTAATATCAGAATCATTTAAAGAACATGTAGTACCAGTAGTACCACCAGCTTCAACATGAATTTGGTCTAAAGATATAGCACCTGAAGTTTGTAAAGCCATTATTTAGTTTGTAAAGTTTTAGTTTCAAAAGGTGGATTAATTTTATTTGCTATGTCTGAAGCAAGAACATTTTTTATAATTTCTACTTTAGTATCATCTCGTTTATTTAAGGCATCTTCAACCCAACTTTGCACTTTAGTTACAGTTAAATCTTCAAAAGGAATAAAATTAGATATACTTGAAGTATCTAAAACTATAGTACTAGAAGCTGTTGCAGTTTGTGGATTTCCTTCAGCATCATTGTTAGTATCATCAGTTGCAGTAAGAACCCAATGTACATTAAAAACAGTATCAGTATTTCCGTTTATTTCTTTAACATCTACAGTATTTACATTCCATGTATAATTTATTGCCATTATTTATTCTCCAGTTCTTTTACTCTAGCTTCTAATTCTTTAATAGCCTCAACTAATAAACCTACTGTATTCCCATAACGAACAGCTAAGTGTTTTTCTTCATCATTATCTATATCAGAAGTTTCATAAACTACTTCAGGTAATACTTTTTCTAAGTCTTGTGCTATTAGTCCTGTGCTTTTATTTCCATCTTTTTTGTAATTAAAAGTGACTCCTTTTAATTGTTTTACTTTATCAAGAGCATCAGGAATAACTTCAATATTTTCTTTTAATCTTATATCAGAAGGACTACCAAAAGCTGTAACATTACCATTACAAATTAATGCACCAGCATCTGACATATCTACCCTAAGTGCTGTAATCGCTGAACCGCCATCATCTCCATTTATAAAAAAATCTTTATCTGCACCTTCTACTGTTACAATAAGACCTGCACTATCTAATCCCAGACGACTATTTAATGTACCCCCATCTTTAAACCTTATACTTGAGCCATCAGAATCAAGGATAATATCCCCTGCAACATCAATAGTCATATCTCCAGAAGCATTTGCTATATCTCCATTAAAAATGGCTTTACCAGCTTCTGACATATCTAGCGTAAGAGCTACAATTTCTGAAGTACCATCTTGACCTCTGAATATTATATCTTTATCATCAACTTGCGACCTAAATGTCAGGTTCTGAGAACCCATATCAATTTGTCCTATTTCTGTTCCAGAATCAGTAAATTTTATATTATCGCCACCTGCATCTAGAATTAAATCTCCAGAACCATCTAAAGTTAAATCTCCAGTTCTTGTAATATTACCACCACCAATATCAATAGAGCCATTAAACATAGCCCTTCCAGCATCAGACATATCAAGAGTAAGAGCTGTTATTGTGCTACCACCATCATTTCCAACAAAAGTTATATCTCCGTCTGAAATAGGATTTTGTATATCAAAATCGTTTGTGCTTGTAGGTCTTTCAAACAAAGCATAAGCAGTTCCTTGGTCTTTTAATATAACAGTTCCTTTACTAGCTCCTATGATTTCAGTTCTGTGTTCTGATTGAATTGTAAAATCTACACTTGAGCCACCACCAACAAGTTTTTTACCAGAGGCAAGTTTTAATTCTGTGCTTAAAAATCTTGCAGTTTCTGCATTATTTACATTAAAAATAATTGGATGGTCAGTTGTTCTCTTAAATTCAGTGTAGTTTGAGGTGTCATTGTATATTCTAAATAATGCAGTTCCACCTACACCAAAATCCATTCTTGCTGCATTACCACCGTCTAATTGAATACTAGCAGTTCCCGATGCTTCGCTTACTGCAAAGTCTGTTCCTGTATAACTTATCCCAAAAGGATTAGAACCGTTCGGACCTATAGAAACATCTCCTCCAGAAGTAATTACCATACGTTCAGTACCAGCAGTATCAAAACGTATTGTATCTTCGTCAGAACTTTCTTCTACTTGAACTTTAGTATCGCCATCAGCATCAGCAATATTAGTAACTGCTGCACCTGTCACTGTTAAATCAATAGTACCATCACTATCTTGATATGTTGCAGTAATACCTGTTTCAGTATTTGAACTAAACATAGCTCCTACAGTATCTTGTACAACTTCTGTTAAATCTATATTAGCTGTACCATCAAAAGAAACTCCATGTATTGTTCTAGCTGTTTCTAATGCTGTAGCTGTAGCTGCATTACCTGTAGTATCTTGGTTAAGTGTGCCAATTACAAAGTCTAAAGTATTGTCACTGTCGTCATAAGTAACGGCAATACCAGTTTCAGTATTACTTGTTACCATAGCTCCTACAGTATCAGAAATAGTTTCTGCTAAAGTAACTCCATTAATTGTTATAGCATCAGCTTCAAGTGTTCCATCTATATCTGCATCACCACTAATATCTAATGTAGCTGCATCGAGTTCACCTGTAATAGTAATATTTCTACCACCAGTAAAATCTTTATTACTATCAACTACAATAGCTTTAGAAGCTTCTACAGTTCCTGCTGTAGCTACATCAACATAGTTTAATTCAGTTGTAGTTGCAGTAACACCGTCAAGTAAATTTAGTTCTGTAGCAGTACTGGTAACTCCGTCAAGAATATTTAATTCTGCAGTAGTAGATGTAACACCATCAAGTAAATTCAATTCAGTTGTAGTTGCAGTAACACCATCTAAAATATTTAATTCTGCAGTAGTTGAAGTAACTCCATCAAGAATGTTTAGTTCAGATGCATTTGCAGTTACCCCATCAAGAATGTTAAGTTCTGCTGCAGTTGAAGTAACACCATCAAGAATGTTAAGTTCTGCTGCAGTTGATGTAACACCATCAAGTATATTTAATTCTGCTGTTGTAGCTGTTACACCATCAAGTATATTTAACTCAGCAGTAGTAGAAGTAACTCCATCTAAAATATTAAGTTCAGCAGTTGTACTTGTAACTCCATCTAAAATATTAAGTTCTGCAGCAGTACTTGTTACCCCATCAAGAATGTTAAGTTCAGCAGCAGTTGAAGTAATTGCTGTACCATTAAAATTAATACCATCTAAATAAGCTACACCATCAACATATAAATCTTTCCACTCTTGAGAAGAACTTCCTAAGTCGTATGTATTGTCTGTATTAGGAATAATATTTGAGTTAACATCTGCACCAAAAACTACATTATCATCTGCAGCATCACCCATAGTAATTGTACCACCATTAAAAGTTGTAGTACCTGTGACTGTTAAATTACCTCCAACATCAACATTACCTGTAGTAGTTATTGAGTCAGTAAAAGTATCTTTAAAACGTAATGAAGTTGTTCCTAAATCTATATCACTGTCAGTAACAGGAACAATAGCACCATCTTGTATTCTAATTTGTTCTACAGCAGCAGCAGATACTTCTACATAAAATCCCCATCTATTATTAGAACTATCAACTTCTATTTTATTTAAAAAGTCTAAATCACCAATTTTAAATATATTACCACCTTGAGCAGCAGTACCATCGTGTCGGTGTCCAGTAGAACTTGCACTACTTGAAGAGTATGCAAAAGCATTTACTAACTGGTTATATTCATCATTAAACAAAGCAGCAGTTATAGTATCTCCATCTGCAAATGAGCTCTGTCTTGTATATGTTTGTGCCATAATTATCTCCTACCTGAAGGTATAAAGTCTACGTAAAGTCCGTTAACTGTGTAACTTGGTTTTGTATCATTACTTATTATTGTAAAATTATTACTTGTACCACTGCCTTGTAGAGGTACTCTTATCATTGGATTATTTTGTCCAGCAAATTTATTTGTATTAAATACTGCATCACCAAATAATGAAGGTGGATTTATAACTCCTAAATCAAATAAATCCGAAGGCTGTTGAATATCTGAACTATTAAAGTCAAATTTAATTTGTACATCAGGTTCTGCAATACCTTCTGTTGCCATAGAAACTCTAAGAAAGTGTAAAGTTTTTAAAGTTCCTAAATCACCATAATCATAGTCTGGTGTAGTATATCTTGCTAAAATAGCAGTGCCGTTAAAATCATTACCATTGTCATGTAAGTAAACGTTACCATTAGTATCACCATGATAATATTGTTCAACTCCATTATTATCAAAACCAGAACCAATAGCAGTAACTTCTAATCCTCTAGTTTCAGACCACTCAAAACCATTAGGTCTTAGTGTTCCTATAATTCCTCTTTGTGTAGCATCTGAAGCTCCAGTATTTGTATAAAATAATCTGTATTGTGATTTTTCTCTTAACACTACGCTATTAATTGTAAATATATTTATGCTTTCTGCTAAATCACTAAGAATATTTTGTATATTACTACTAACTGTTCCTAACTCTACATCTCCAATTCTTGCTGTACCAGCTACTGTTCTTAATCCATCTGGTGCTAAAAATATTAAGTCACCACCAATTTCTTGAATACTATGACCACTTAAACAACCTACGTTTTTAGTAACTGGAACTACAGCTATCGTACTAGAATTATTTATATTCTGTAATTTAAATATTGAGTTTTCACAAAATATAAATAATTCATTACGGAAACTTTTAATACCTTTTACTTGGTCTTCTAAAGCAATCGAACCAGAACCAGTGCTAGTAAAATCTGTTGGGTCTAAAGTACCACTATAAAATATAGTATTTAAATTATCTTCAACTCCAGCAGCTATTAAATGTTTATCATGTACTGTTATGTATTCAACTCCTTTTGTACCTGTAACAGTAATTTCTTCACCAAAAAATGTTCTTGTATTTAATGCACCTGTACCTTCCATTCTAAATGCATAAGGTTTATTAACTCCATCAGCAATAACTAATGTTCCATAATCTGATGTAGCACTTTCAAATAAAGCAAACTGACATTGTGCTTGATTAGTTCTAGTTAAAACTGAAAGAAGTTCAAATGCTGTTTTAGTTACACCACTAACAGAAACACTACTTCTATTTATTTCCATCCAACTTGTACCGGTTTGACTAAAATAAATACTTGTACCTGCACAAACAACTACACCATCTGCATAGGGTATTGCACCTAAAATAGTTGCTGTACCTCCAGTAGGTTGTACTGCACTACCACCACCAAATTTTGTAAAGCCATTAATACGTCTATAACCACCTTTAGTAGAAACTTCAAAGTTTTTTAACTCAGTTGCTACACCGGGAGTTTTAAGTAAATCAATAGCATTTGATGCGGTAACTAAACCTCCTGAACATGCTACTGTATATGGTTGTGAACGTGCCATAAATTAATAATAAAGTCTGTCATCTACCATAGCTCTTGGGGTAGGATTAATTAAACTTGACTTCATATGTTTTAATGATTTTTTATAATCTTCTAATGCAAATGCAGCTTGTTGTGGACTTTCTTTAAATTGCCACACATAATATCTAACTCTAGCTGTAATTACATTACTGTATTGTTCTGGAAAAACTATTTCGTCACCAAAAGCACTTAATGCTGTTGGTCTGTTAAATGCATAAAAGTGTACATTATAAACTTTGTCTGGTATTGGACTTAACCCAAACTTTCTACTATCTGGAGATTTAAATACATATTTAGGCTCACCATAAGCTTGTGTATTTGCATCATCTGAATTTTCTGGGTCTCTTAAAAATCTTCGCCACTCTTCAAGGTTAATATGTTTTAACCCATTAGAAACAAACGGAGCTGATTCTCCAGAAACATTGATTGTTGTAATATAGAAATCATCCCAATCAATAGATGCAAAGTCTGTAGTTATACTAGAACTATCAGCTTTTAATGTATACCATCTTTGTCCAGCTACTGTCGCAACAGTTGTATTACCGTAAAACGGGTCTGTTGCTCCACTTAATCCTGCAGAAAAGAATGGTAGCTGTGGTTCTTCATTTGCTATGTCAAAGATAGCTTTGTTTATAGCATCTTTAACAAACTGTTGAAAACCTACAGCACTTGCAAAGTTTGTAGAAGTTAAAGGAACTTCATTT